GGATTTTTAGTTTTTCTTTTTCTAGTTTGCTTTGGAACAGAACCACCATTTTTCATTTCTATTAATCCACCTTCGGCTTTTTTCTTAGCTTTTTTGCCACCTTTTCCATAGTTGGCTGCACCAACTTTTCTACATTTTGCAATAGCTCCTGAGGCATAAGCTGACGGAAAAACTCTATAACGAGCTTTTACTTTGTGATAACAAGCGTCTTTAGGCATAATATCTTCCTTTCATTATCTTCCAACAAGTACAAAAAAATTCTCTTTTTTTACATTTGTTACATACTTTAAGTGGCTCACCTCTTACGACTTCTCCTTTTTTTAGCGGCACAATGTGCTTTTTGAGAAAATCCACGAGGTCTGGCACAATTGATTTTCCTCTTCCTACTGGCACTCCATTTCCTTTTCTGTGGTGGCTTTGACACTTGTCGTGACATTTGTGCCCTGCCCATTACCATTAAAAAAACTTCTCAAGAACTGCAACACCAATTATTACTCCATATATCCCCCATAAACGGGTATCTAATTTATTTAATTTATTATTAATGCCATCAAATCTAGCATTACATACTGACTCATGTTTTTCCAACATTTTTAATAATTCTTTACTTGTCATTTAACACTTCCATCTTCTTCTTGCTTGCCTTAATCGACTATTAGGATTTTTTGCTGCTTTAGGAAACTTTTTCATTTGACCAGCAGATCTAGCACAAAATGATTTTCTTCTTTTAGCTGCTTTGCTACCCTTCTTAACTTTGCCTGTAACAGCAGTTTTTAATTTACTGCCTGGATTGTCACGCCTGTAACGAGCAACACCAGCTTTAGTCATTCCCGCTCCACTTTTTGTGGAACGGAAATACTTTTTTGTCTTAGGAGGCTGTTTATCAGGCTTCCTAGCCATTACTCATAACTCTTTCTTACTTTCATAGTTATTGTGTAAGTATCTGCTGATGAGTGTCCTACTGTGGTAAATAAAATATCACCTGTAACACCTGATCCAGCATTATTTACTAAACCACCAAAGCTTGAATAGTCGTGGTGTCCACTTTGATTTTCACCTAGCTCAATGCACAAAAGGTCAGTTGAAGCATCAAACAATACTTGAACTTTCATGCCGTTACACTGCCACCATATTTCATCTATCGTAACTCTAGTGCAAGCTTGACCTCTTTGATTAGTAGATAAAGCGGAAACGTCTATTTTTTTTACTGCACTTTCACCACTACCATCAGACACATTAGTGAATTTAAAAACAGCTTGCTTAATGCCATCCTGTAAGGTTTGAGAGGCAACTGTATCTGCCATTTATATCTCCTATTATTGATCAGCGAAAGCAGGTGCTGTTGTTGATGTAACACTGCCAAATATTTGATAATTTGTTGTATCTTTACCAACAATTGTTATATCAAATGCTTGAGGAACATTAATTTGAAAACTACTTTCTGAATTACCATCAGGAAAAACAGCACTTATTGCATTACCATCTTGATCGTGAAAAGTTATATTACCAATATAAAAATTTGTATTGCCAGGTGTTACGATGATAGCATCTGTTCCATCTGCTGCACCACCAGCGTAAACAAATCTAAATACTGATCCAGCTACGGGTGCTGGTAATGTGTATGTATTATCTTGTGATCCATCAGGAACAAGTAAAATTCTACCACTATGTGTAGCATTTGTTAAAGTTACATCTCCATCAGATAAGCTTACTGGTGCGTCACCAAGAGTAGTTATCTCTGTAATAGTTCCAGTAGTTGAGTTTTTGCTGACAGTTTTAATTGTGCTTTCAGAACGTATAGGTCCTGAGAATGTTGTATTAGCCATGTATGTCTCCTTGTCTTGGCTGTTGTCGAAGTTGATTCTTCGTCAAGGTAATTTAAGTATACACAAAAAAAAGGGGTCTGGAAAGACCCCTTTGTAAAAAACGAACAATTGTTCGTTTATGCACCTGGTGATCCGAATACACATCTTGGATCTGAAAAGCCAAAGGCATAACGCTCTCTTGCTTTGTATCTCATATTACCAGTATCGAAGTCAGCTTCCATACTTGTGCTTAATGGTGTTCTTTCAAAATACTTGAAACCATTAGGTGCATCTGTCTTGAGAAAAAACGCATCTGTATCTGTTAAGAAATGGTTGATAGTATAACCATCTGGTAACATACCCATGTTCTTAATTGCGTTTAAATCATTGTCAGAAGTACCTGTTCTTAATGTTGACTCAAGTAATCTGTCAGCAACAAATTGTAATGCTGGTGGAACAATAAGCTTCATACCTCTTAGAGCAACAATCATATTTCTTTCATCAACAAATTGTGAAATGTCAATGAGAGCATTTTCTAATGATGTTTCATTAAGGTCTGCAGCGACTGTAAATTCATTTCTGAATGTACCACCACCACCTAAAGGATGATCTGTTGCACAAAGCTCTTTACCATCACCACCAGTAAAGCTTGAATCAAACGCATTGTTTAAAACAGCGGCAGCTTTGATTTGCTTTGTGTGAGACATTGATCTTGCTAACGCTCTTGTATATCTTCTACCAAGTTGGTCATACAAATTGTCTTCCATTGCTTCTTCTGTTAAAGCAAAAGCAAGTGAAATTGTTTCCATTGTATATCTTGAAGTATACACTTCGTTTGCATCATCAAATGCTACACCAGCACCTTCAGATTTAGTTTGTGCATTACCAAAACCACTTAACATGACTTCTTCTTCAAATGCTCGATCTGAAGTTTCTGTCTCAAATATTTCGGTATGCTGATTGTCATAACGATCATATTCCATGCCGAATAAAGCGTTAAGACCAGGTTCTAACTCTTTAACGAGTTGTGCTCTTGAAATAGCCATAATCTAATCTCCCTTACGCTAATCCTGCACCCTTTTGCCCAAATATGCTATTTTGAATAACCACTTGAACATTGGTTGCATCGGAACTAACATCGCTGTTCTCTGGGTCTTGCGATATATCAATCGCTTTCAGAGGTAAACCAGCAGTGGTAGCACCTGTTGTTACATCCAATTCTGCACCTGATATACCAGTCACAGTAGAACCTGAAGTTGTATATACGATGTCAAAATTACCAAATAAATCTGCAATAGGAAATGCAGCATCACATTGAATCTCATAGATAACATTTGGGTCATCTATAATAAAAGCTTCAATGTCTGAAGCATTTGTACTTGCAGGATAAAAGTTTGAAAAAGTCTCCTTTTTCGTGGTTGGGTCTGTAAACCTACAACCATTGAACACTCCAACTATTGGCACTGTTCCTCCATCAGCGTGCACTTCAACAGTGCCTCCTGTGACTTGAGCGACCATGTCACCTTGAAAGATTGCAGTTCCATAATTGGCAGCGATTCTATATCGGCTTTGTCCACCATGAAAGGCTTGTCCACCTATCATTCTTAAAGGACGCATTCCAAAAGCAGCATCTTGATTTGCCATTTTATACTCCTGTAATTTTAATCATTTAAACTTTTCTTTCCACCAAATCGAACTTGTGATTTTCTTTCTGGCTTTAAGATTCTACCAGCCGATGACTCTGGTTGATTAGCCAACTCTTGATCATAAACTGACATTTGATTTGAAGTTTTTTTGGCGAAATATTCATTTCGACTATCAGCAACTTCCTCTGGGACTCGTGCTAATAATAAACCTCCTTGACCAATTACTCCAGCATTCTTGCCTTCATCGACCACAGGGGTGTCAAAATCAGGATACTCCTCTGCACGCACTAATTCATATCCTTCTCTTCTTCGTTTATAGACATTTTGCTTATCGTCAAAATCCATAACACGTTCTCTTATCCACCTGTGTTTATACCCCACAGGAGCTTCGGGTGCATCTAAGGTTGAAGGCGGCTTCCAATCAACTTTTCTTTCCTGTTTTTCACGAGTAGCAGACTCTCGATTTGATCTATCAGCCATCTTATGCTCCTTTTTGCAATTTGAGTTTTTGTTGTGCATATTTGTCATATGGCACACCAAGTCTATCAGCAGTACGTCTTTCACTTTCGGTTAAGACCACTCTCTGTTTACGTCCAGTTTTGACAGAAGCTCTGCCATTAACAGGTGCAACAGTTTGGACATTACTATTGCTCTGATCTGGTGGAAATAACTTAGCCATCTCTTTATCAATTTCTTCGTAGTAGCTGTCTTCAGTAGCTTCATACCCCATTGCAGATACTTTTTTATCAGCTAACATTAGAGCTAAGTTTTTTTCTATTTCATTATCTTTGCCATACCAAGGATTTTTTGCTATCCATGCTTTTATTTTAGGATTGTCCTCTACGGATGGTTGTTTTACTTCTTCTTTTTGATTGCTTTGTCGTGCATCTTTTTGAGTTGCTTGCTCTTGCTCTCTTTGTTGCTTGAGGACTCTAAGTCTTTCTTTTTCAATATTGACCTGAGTAAGAGCAGAATTTGCCTCTGCAATCTTTTCAACATCTTGAGCATCATAAGCCTCCTTTAACAATTGCTTAACCTGAGCTTCTTGAGATTGAACTCTTGTATCAAACTCATTTGTGTAGCCATTAGTATATGTCTCAAGTTGTTTTTTTAGACGTTGATTTTCTTCTTCAACTTGTTTGCCATATTTAATAGCATTATTCATGTCATCTTCTGCAGCTTTTTTCTTTGCAGTTAACGCATTTATTCTTTTTTGAACTTTTTCACTATATGATTCAGCCTCATTAAGTTCTTCATCACGAACAATTGTCTGTTCTTGTTTTTCTGGTTGTGCTTCTTTTTTTGTAGATTCTTGATTTTCATCAATCTCTACAACAAATTCATTTTCGTTAGAAGTTTCTTCTACTTTGTTTTCTTGTGCTTCATTCATCATTACCTCCACTATACATAAGAAATATCTGCTGGGTCAAGTATTGTTGCTATAATATTATCGTCATTTATGATTCTTAACTCAAGACCATCCACTTTGAACCTATTTCCAGCATATCTACCCATAAGTACCCATTGTTTCTCAGAACAGTAAGCTCCATTTGGGAATTTATCAGAATCTTTATAGGCATCAGGTCCAAGTTTAACGACATAGGCAACCACAGTTGCAAAACTTTCTCTATCACGAGTTGCATCTGGAATAAATACACCTCCCTTAGTCTTTTCAGACACATAATACGGAATTACTAGCATTCTATATCCAGTTGGTTGAGGTAATCTTTCCAATACAGATATGTCTAATTTAGAAGGATCTTTGCTATTTTTATTAGCCTCTTCTTTGTTATCAAAAGCTTTTGAGATAGCTTTTGGTGTCGGATTTACTTTTTTTTGTGCCAAAATCCGTTCTGGCACATATAACTTTTTAGTCATCTTCTATACCTTTCATCGAGGTTCTTAGTTCTTCTTCAATCCAGGTTAGACCTCGTATTTCACCTGTAATTGCTCGATAGTCTTCCATTGATCCTATCGCTCCATCAGCCAAAGAAGCACTTAACTGTTCTTTTCTTTGACGTATGAACTTGTAAAGATGTTCTGCTAGTTTTACTCCATCCATAATTTATTTCCAATGTGTTATATAATTATGCAAGTCTTTTTCTTTAACAAACTTTTCATTTATGACTTGATTACTAACACACATTTTTTCCTTTGTCATTTTCTTAAAATTTCCTGTTTTTAAATAATGCCACTTTGGTAAATCTTTGTTTTGATATATTAACTTATATGCACAAGTGTCTGGCATCCAATTTAACGCATCTAAATTTTGATAAGTTAACACAACACACTCTTTAACTTTTTTCTTACGATTTTTGTAATCTGTGCACTTTGCTGTTTTTGTGCATAATAATTTACATGAAACATTTGTGAAATATAAAGTATCTTCATCTTGTAATTTAATTAAACAACATTTGCCACATCTGTCACACAATGCTTCCCATTCTTCTTTTGAAAAACTTTTAAGATTTTTTTTCCAAAAATTATTTTTTAACATTTTTATCGTCAGATGTTTCTTTATGTTCTGTGACAGTTAAACACATGGGACATTGATAAAGGTCTTTTAATTCAATTTGTTTTAATGCTATTTTACATCTCTCACAAATAATCATTTTTTCATGTTTTCTCTTGCTACACCCTTTGACTTCTCATAGGATCTCATTCCTCCGAGTCCTAGTAATGAAAGAGTTAAAGTCATAAGTTCACCCGTGGCTAAACTCGGCAAAATTACATCTGGCATCCATATCGCAGTTGCCCATTCAGCAATGGGCATAATAAAAAATTGAGTTAATAACCCTAGAGCACAGATCCACATTATGGCTGGGCGAGCTCCTGCAACAAATATTGAGGGGTGCTTCGCCTGTTCTGCATTGGCAGCTATTTGACCTTTTGCTAGATCGTGAGCATGACGAGTGGCAAGCGTAGCCAAGTCATGGCTTAATTTAGCTTGTTGATCTTTGTCTTTTATAAATTTTCCGACCAGACTTGTGACTGGACCTATAAGTGCTTGTAACATTGCTACCTCCTAATACACTTTAGTCTTTTTTTCGTTTACATATGCCACGAGTTTACACATACATTTATAACTTTCAACCTTTTCTGGTATTTGCACAGATTGCTCAGTTAGTTTTTCAGCATAATACAGACAATTGTTCACATCTTTAAAATAAATTTTTGAATCAACATTTGCATTTAAAAAACAAGTAAGTAAAAAAGCACTCATTTTTTTCTAGCTTTTTTTAAAGACTCTTTTGCACTTTTTGCTATACGAACAACTTCAGCTTTTTTCATTACTTTTGCCCTTTGTTCCATGACAGTAAGGATTTGAATTTTTCTAGCATAAGGCTTGCTAATTCTTTTGACTTTTGCAACTGTTGCACGAGCATCAGCAGGAGTTGCAAATTTAATCCTAACAGTATCTTTTGGATTTTCGTCAGTGTAGAGTCTTCTGCCTGAACTTTTAGGTTTTTTGCCAGTGCCAATCTTTGGATCTTTTTTCGCCATGAGATAATCACTTTCTTTTTTTATTACTCATAACGCTTTTTAAAGATTTAGCTTGTTTTTTATGTAAGGCACTTGCTTTTTTTAAACCTTTAATAACTTTTTTTATTTTA